ATCTTGGCGATCTGCTTCACGGCGTCCCGGTGGAAGAGCCAGACGGCCCTCGGCCAGTACTGCGGCTTGAGCGCGTACTTCGCCTCGATGAGGCCGTCGAAGGTGATCTCCGTCGCCGTGTTCCCGGTGCTCACGTCCCGGCTGGTAGGGATGCCCTGATCTGACGCCACGAAGACACCGAGCGGCTTGTTGGCCCCATCACCGGTAAGGAACGCCTTTTCCTGCGGCACGGCGAACTTGTACGCCAGCCGGTCACGGATGATCTGCTCAATCGGCAGAGCAGACCGCTGAAGCAGGGTCCGGGATACCTTGATGCGCTTGGCCAGCGGGCTGGGCTTCAGCTGCCGCTTCCCGAAGCGCATGCTGGTGTCCTCGCTGCCCGTGGACAGTTCGCTGGTCCACTCCGCATCGTCCGGGTCGGCATCCAGGCTCGGCACCCCCAGACTGTTGGCATCAGTCACCGGGATGACCGTCGCCATCTGCCGGACGTGGACCAGATCATCCACAGCCTTGATGAGGTCCGTGACGAACTGCTCACCCCTGACCGTGGCACCGCCCAGGCTGTCGTCGCTCACCTGAAGCGCCCGGAACGTCCAACTCCCGTTCCGGTCGTGCGTCGCCAGGAACCGCCGGAACTCCCGCGCCCGCTCCTCGAGCTGCCGCTCGCTGCTATGGTCGCCACGGGACTCATCGTCGTTGGGGTCGCTGGCATCACCACCGCGCCAGCCCTCCCGCTCCTGCCGACGCAGCTCATCCTCAGCGGCCCGGCGCTCCAGCTCCAGGCGCCGCTCCTCTCGCTCAATCTCACGGTCCAGCCGCTCGACCTCATCCAAGAGACGGTCGTACTGGACATCGTCCTCAGCGGTACGGTTTTCCCGCTCCGCAACCTCGCGGGCCTGCTGGATCAGGTTGGCCCGCTTCTCGCGCAACTCTCGAATGCGCATCTCAGCCTCCTCAGATATGCAGATGGGCGCCGTCCCCGGCACCCTCCATCCTACCGTCCAGTCGCCCCCGGTCCTGCCTCGTCAGGCCGCGGCGCCCCGCGCCCGGGAGTCTCCTGGCTACTCTTCCAACCCCGCGTCGCGCCGGTGGCGGCGAAGGTGTGCCTCCACGCCAGCCCGGTCGGCGTCGGGGATGTCCGCCTGTGAGAGCCGCGCCAGCGCATTGTTCACGGCGGCGATGACCGCCGGTGCACCGGCCCGCGGAGGGTGATGAGGGAACTTGTACGTCCCCTTGGCATCGGGATCGCCATCAGGGTCGGCCCAGGCGTGCATGTAGCGCAAGATAGCGGCGTCGTTGGGAGCGGCCGCCACGGCCGCTGGGCCGTCCCACGAGGACTCCGTGTCGGTCGGCGTGCTGTGCGGCCGGATGGCCCGCCGGAGCTCCGGCGCCAGCAGCAGGAGCCGATGCCACCGCCGTTGCGCGTCGGCATCGCCATCGGCTCTGCGAACGGTCCGGTCCTGAGACTGCCGCCAGGCCTCCAGGCTCCGGAGAGCGACATCCGTCTGCGGGTACGCCGGGAACGTGACAGGGGAAACGTCGAACAGCCGCACCTTCCGCAGCGTGCGCAGCTCCCCATCTGCCGTCCGCTCCCAGCTATCTTCGATGGTGCGGAATCCGAAGCTCATGCCCGAGACGTCGCCACGCCGTACCAGCTCCGCCACGTCTCTCGCCCAAGAGGTATCGGGAAGGTCAACCTCAATGGCCAGCCCCCGGCTATCCTCCCGCAGCCTAAGCGTGCCGCTTCGGTTCCGGCCCAGCACCAGGTCATCGTTGTGGTTCCAGAGCGCCCGGATATCGTCCTGCTGGATGGTCTCCGCGAACGCCCCCGGCGCCACCTGCTCCCGGAAGCCACCCAGATCCTCCGATATCTGGTTGAACACAGCGGCGTAGCCGCGCAGCACCGGAAGCCCACCCTCAGCACGGGCCTCCAAAGACAGATCGAGCGCTGCGAAGGCACGGCGCTCCAGGTCAAGCATCACCATGATCTCCCTCCTAGATGGACGGCAACACCTGGCACTCGCAGCCGTCGTGCAACGGCGGGTGCGCCCGGGCCTTGCTGATGAGTGGAGTTTTCCCAGGGCCTGCGTCCAGCACCTCTCCGTCGCCCACGAACGGCTGCTGGCTCCCCACCACCCGGCCCGAGAGCGGCGCACACAGCGGGCACGGATCGAAGGTCACCCATCGCAGCTTCAGCACGCCCAAGAGAATCCACGCACGTCGCGCAATCGCATTGCCGGCCTGGACCGTCTCGTGGCGAGCAACGGTGCCAGGCCGCTCGCTCCGCCAGCGATCCAGCGTCCGGGAGAGCCGCGCCTCCGTTTCCTCCTGCGGCCCCTCCTGGACCGCCTGCAGAACCTCCGCCCGCGAGTCGCTCACGTGCCGCACGGCGTACGAAGGAGATAGCTGTCCACGAACGATGCAAGCTCAGCGGCGTCAGCATCTCCGCCCACGGCCTCGCCTGCCGCCGCCGCCACGTCCTGGGCGTAGCCGTGGGCTACCGGCGCCAGGCCTTCGAAGGCTAGCCGCCCCGCTTCCGAAGCGTAGAACTCATCTACGGATGCCGTGAAGTCGGCCAAGCTCCGGTTGCCTGACAGGTCCTGGTAGCGCCGTTGAATCTCATCCGCCTCCCGGCTCAGGACGTCCCGGACCGCCGCTTCGAACCGCGGCCGCCAGGCCTCCCGCAGTCGGCGGAACGCTTCTGCCGCAGCGTCCGCCTGCCGCCGCTCGAGACGCGGGGACGCCCGCGACCCGTCGAGCCCAGCCGACGGCTGGCCGACTTGGTTCAACGGCACCATGTTGAGCGGCACGTGGTAGACATCACCGCCGTCGATGGGGTTGAGATCCTCCAGCTCCCGGATGTCGTTGGGCGAGAGCCAGCCCCACTGGCGGCCGGTGGCATAGGCCCGGTTCCGACTCTCAAAGTCGCCCCGGAGCAATCCGTCCAACAGGAACTTGACGAACAGGCTCCGGCGCTGCTCTGGCCTCAGAAGCGCCATGTTCAGCCCCTGCTCCAGCCGCACGGCCCATGGCCGGATGCAGTCCACCACGGCCTCAATGGCCTGGTGCTCGATGTTGCTGAAGGTCGCACGCCGCAGCGCACCGACCTTGTGCGGCGGAATGCGGAGAATCCGGGCGATGTCCTCAACCCCGAACTCCATGGTGCCCAGGAACTGCGCATCCTCAGGGGCGATGCCGACGTTCTGCCACTGCATCCCCTCCTCAAGCACAGCCACTTTTCTCGCGTTGTCGGCGCCCCGAAACCGCTCTTCCCACTGCTCCCGAAGGCGTTTTTTCGCCTCGTTGCTGAGCGCCTTCGGCGTCGTCAGCACCCCACCGGGGCGGGCGTCATTGGCGAAAAACCTCGCCCCGTACCGCTCGGCTGCCAGCGCCCGCCCGATCGTCTCCCTCGCGTGGTGGAGCACGCTCACTCCCATCAGCCCATTCTTGGGCATAAACGAGATGTGGAGCACCTCTTCCTGCAAGAGGATGTCCCGCCCGCCATCATCGCGCTGCACCGCATACGCCCTCACGCCGGGTCGCACCCAGAACGGCATCACCCGGTCTGGGTGGAGCGGGATCAGCTCAAAGGGTGGCAACTCCCGGCTCTCCACGATCTGGCAGTAGAGGTTCCCCCGGAGGATGAGGTTGTGCAGGAGCATGTCCCGCCACTCGAAGCTCGTTTGCCAGCGGTTCGGCTGGTCATGAAGCCGTTCGTAGAGCGGCAGATCCACCGCCCGATCCTTCCCCCGCGGCAACCTGCGCCGATAGAGGATGAGCGGAAGAGACGCCAGAGTCTCAGAGATGTACCGCACCCCTGCGAGGAACGTGGACTCCCGCATGGCGGTGGTGGCGCTCACCACCTCACCGGATGCCGTGGCGGTCCCACCAGCGAGCCACTCCGCGAGCACCGGGTCACGCGGCGGCGCAGAACCGATAAGCGCGCGACGCTCTGCCAACTCACGGATGATTGCCATCAGTCACCTCGAGGCCGCGCCGGGATACTGAGCCAGACGCCCAGCCCGAACAGCAGCGCCCCCGGCACCACCAGGGCCAGGGGACGATAGATGAACGCCAGCCCGACGGCCATGAGGACGAGGCCGCCGAACACGTAGAAGTCGGTATCGGCCAGGAGACGCCGGACAGCACCCCAGAAGCACCTCCACGTCGCCTGCTGCTGCTGTTTCACTCGCTTAGCCAAGACAGAATAGATCCTCATCCTCATAGACGGAGCGGTCGCTATCCTCCTGATGGACGATGGCCCGTCCCAGCGCCATGAGGAGCGCAACCACGCCGTCGACCTTCTCGGCGCTACGTGCCTTGTCTGGCTTCAGGTTCCCTGCCGGGTCCTGGGCGGCCGTGACATTCCCGACCATCCACCGCGTCACCGGGTTCCCGCGATGGCGGATGCGACGCCCGGCGATGAGCTTTTCCAGCTCCCGGCACGGGCCCGACATGCTGGCGTAGCCCTGACCCACGGGCACACACGTGAGGCCATCGCCACCAAGCTGCGTGATGAGCTGGTTCGCGTTCCAGCGGTCATAGGCGAGCTCCACGAAGCCGATACCGTTGTCATCAGCATACTCGCGAATCCGCTCGCGGATAACGTCATAGTCGGTAATGTTCCCGTGAGTGGCCTCGAGCCACCCCTGGTCCCGCCAGACGTCGTAAGGGACACCATCGTCCCGAGACCGCTTGGCTATCCCATCCTCCGGCACCCAGTAGTGCTCCCACATGTCGAAGTCAACGCCGTCCTCATCGGACGGTGCCAGGAGCACGAGCGCGGTGACGTCCCGCGTGGAGGCGAGGTCCAGCCCGGCGAAAACGCGCCGGCCCCGGAAGGCTTCCAGGGTCAGCGACTGATCGCAGCAGGCATCCCATTCCTCCACCGACAGCCAGCGGTTTGCCTGCTCCGTCTGCTGGTTCAGGCGGAGGCGGCGGAAGGCGTTCTGTCGACCCGGGATGGCCAACGCCCGGTCTCGCTCAGCGATAAGTTCCTCCAGCTGCACCGTCACGCCCAGGGACGGGTTGGCCTTGGCGTAGACCGCCGGGTCCGTCCAGTCGTCGTCAGGGTCCAGTGTGGCCACATAGACGAACCAGTCGTCATCCTGGACCGTACCCTCCACCACGCGCCGGGCGTACTGGTGCGTCTCCTGGTAGATGGATTCCCCGGCTACGCCAGCCGTAGTGATGTAGATGATGAGCGGCTGCAACCGCGCGCCCATCGCCGTCTCTAGTTTGTCCACAACCCCCCGGTCTCGGTGGGCGTGTAGCTCGTCGATGATGACCCGTGCGGGTTCAGGCCATCCAGGGTGTCCGAGTCGGCCCCAAGAGCTTCGCACTTGCTCCCCGTCTCCAGGACGTGGAGGTTGGTCCGGGACGGGATGGACCGGATACGGCGCCGGAGCGCTGGCGTCCGCTCCACCATCCGCGATGCTTCCTCCCAGCAGATCTTCGCCTGGTCCCGTTTGGTGGCCGCCATGTAGACCTCAGCCCCAGCCTCGCCATCGAAATCCAGGAGATAGAGGCCGATGCCAGCTGCGAATGTACTCTTGCCGTTCTTCCGCGCCACCTCCACGTACGCGCGGCGGAACCGCCGTGTCCCGTCGCGCCGCTTCCAGCCGAAGATGCTCCCCACCACGAACGCCTGCCATGGCTGAAGACTGAGCGGTTGCCCCGCCCACCGACCCTTGGACTGGCGGAGATGACTGAAAAACTCCACGGCCCGCGCCGCCTCATCCGCGTCGAACCAGAGGCCGCGCGCCTCCCCAGTCTCCAGGTCCCGCAAGTGACGCTCACAGGCCTGCCGAACAAGCTGACCGGTGATCACCTCACCGGCCAAGACAGATTTTGCGTACTCGGTCACCGGCGACTTAGCCGGAGCGCGCACCACGTCTCCTCAACTCCTCTAGTGGGTCCACGTCCTGCTCAACGTCCGCCTTGAGCTTGCTCCGGTACGCCGGGTTCAGGCCGAAGCGGTCCATCAACTTCACGGCGTTGGACCAGGCCGCGTTCGCCATCCCGACCTCCGGCCGCGGCATCAGCATGAGGCTGCCAGTTTTCGTCTCCACCTCATACGTCCGACCGTGCTGGCGGAGGAATCGCTGTAGCTCCACGTACGTCGCTAGTTCCTGACAAAGCAGAGCGAGCGCATCCTCATCCGCCTGAGTGAGCACCCGCATGCCATCCAGCATGGGCGCGAAGCGCCGCCAGAACGTCCGCGCCCGCCCGCCCGGGAGCCAGGACGGCGGCCGGAGCGTGCTCGGCGCTGGCTTCGGCTCGGCATCGTTCAATGCCCGTTTCGATGGGTTCCCCTTGAGAACCCGGAGCACGGTCGGCTCCGGT